AATAAATGCAAACAAAGTTCTAAACGGCACAAAGGCAGCCCTTACAGCAAGACCCAAAGCCTCAACAGTTACAGCAGTAATTTTTAAAGTTTCTCTTATGACAACTCCAAACTCTGAACCATCAGCAACTAAGTTCGTAAAAGCACTTGATAATCTTTTTAATTGCCCTTGTATAGTGTTTGTTGCTTTAAATGCGTCCCTAGCAGCCCTTCCTTGTGAATTTGCCTGATTATCTAGTGCCTCATTAAATTTAACCAATTCATCATTTAATAATGGCTGTATTGCGGTAAGTGCCTCAACACTTCCAAATAATTTAGATAGGTTGTCAGCACTTGCCCCACCCTTTGCAACTATCTCTTCTAAGACTCCACTTAAGCCTTTTGACTTTATTGCAGCAGCACTAAAATCAATGCCAAGTTTTTCTGCTACTTTAGATGCTTCACCTGTGGGCTTTTGTATTGAAGCAATAACTTGCCGCAACCCCGCAAAGGTAGATTCAACAGGAACACCAGTTGCAGTGACAGCAGAAATCGCAGCATTTAATTCGTCTATACTTACACCAGCACCAGCCGCTATTGGTGCAATACGACCTATCTGTTGTGCATATTGATCCACAACAATTTTACCATCAGCTTGTGTCTGTGCGAATCCATCAACTATCTTTGCTGCCTTATCAGCTTCTAAGCCATAAGCATTTAAAACAGATGTAGTTGCATCTGTAACAGTGCCAAGATCAGAAAAACCACCTGTAGCTCCTAATTGTGCAGCTTTAAGAATTTCGGTTATTTCAGCATTTTTAGCAAAACCAGCTGAAGCCAAATCATAAGATGCAGTTAATAAATCTAAAGTTGATGCCTGACCACTTAATTCGTCAGAGAGAGTTACTAACTTTGGCTTTAATTGATCAACATTGTCTGATAACGTACCTAACTTTGCCTCTGCGAAGTCTTGTTTTACAAGAATACCAAAAGATGCAGTTAAACCTCCAATGACAGCAGTTAACCCTATTAAAGGAGCTAATATCGGTGCTAATGCAGCCTGTAAAGTGGCAAAGCCTCCAGCCGCTACTTTTGCTCCAGCACCTGTGGCCAATAAAGCTGGTGGTAATATTGAAAACCCCTTATTAGCATTTTTTAACTGTCCAGAGGTACCATTAACAGTTTTATTAAATGTAGTTGCCCCAGTATTAACTTTCTTTAAAGCTGCAACAGCTTGAGTGGCATTAACTCTTAATTCTACATTTGAGACTGCCACGACTAAACAATAACTTTCTTTATATTAACCTGATTTGCGTTTGATAGCATCAGCTTGTTTTTTTTCTTTTTCATATCTTAGTTCATAGTATGCAGCAAAATATATTAACTCTTCATCAGTAAGCTGAGTTCTTAATTCACTTACTGTCTTACCTAATTCTGTTGCTAGGAAAAACTCAAAAAATAGCCAGTTATCCCCCTTTAAGATTCCTTTGAGTTTTCAAGAGTGACATTAGAATTTACACCAAACAAAAATAATTCAATCTCATTTAATACATTTTCTGGTAGATCGTTTTGCAAACTAGCAAAGTCAGAGGGGTGAAAAGCTTTTGTTCCATCTTCATTCTCTGCTAACTGACAAAGCATATGAGTTGAAACCACTAATGGGTCATCACTGTTAGCTCTTTGTGTAGCTCTTGCTCTGTCGGCTCTTGTAATTGCTTTAAAATACAAAGATAAAACAATATTGCCATTATCATCTTTTACGTCAAATTTGCGTCTTTGACTAAGATCAAAAGCCTCTCTTAAGACTTCAAGGTTTCTTTTGGTTGCCATAAATAAATTGCGAAGTTTTTAAATTTAACTAGATAGCTGAAGTTATAGTTCCAGTTGGCTTAAATGTGATGCTTATTGTATTTGGATCGCCTAAAGATGAACTTTGCTCAAAGTTTGTGATGATTCCATTAAAAGAAATTTTCTTTGTTCCACTTGAACTGTCTGGGAACAATTCAAAAGAAGCTGTTCCAGCGTCACCTGTAGTTAAAACACCATCAACAAATGTTGCTGTCTCTCCAGTAGCCGCATCATCATATAGAAGTTCAGCTGTGCCTTCGCCTTCAATAAGACCACCTGTGAACTGTTTAAAAGTATCACCTTGAGCAGTGATTTCTTGTAAGTCTTTAGACATACTGAAAGACCAACTTGTAGTCCCTAAAACTGGGTTTACTGAAGAGCCGCCATCATCAAATTTGACTTGCCCGACATCACCTTTAACCTTTGCCATAACAAATGAAAGTAAGATTTATAATTATATTAACCTTTTTTTGGTTTTTTCACAGCTTTTGCTTTTGCTTTCTCGTTTTCTAAATAGCGTCTGCATTGATGATCCCAGTATTGAGGTTCTCTTCTACCCTTAACAGCTTCAATAGCGTCAAGCATTTCTTCAGTAATTTCAATCATGGTGTAAGTGCTTCATATATTTCAAATGTTATTCTAATCTGCGTTTGAAATTTACCTTCTGGAGTTGATTGTAATATCTCAGGGCCTACTGGTGGATCAAATCGCACATCAGAAACTGTAATTCTATTAAATAAATTTCTTAATCTTTCAGCAATATCAAAATTTGCCCCCGCTCCTAATCCTTGCTCTGTATAAATATTAAAAGTAGTAAGACCCACAACAAGATTTGTTGAAGTGGTGCTTGAATTTGGTGCTTGCTGTGTAAGGTATTCACTTGATCCAAAGCTAGTAATGCATTGTATATATTGACTGACACTAGAGGCATCAAAAGGTACATTGTTAAAAACCAAAGGAATTGATGGGCCTATTCTAAATTCGTCATTAAGACGTTTTTCAATAGTTGCTCTTACTGTGTTCAAATCTGTAGCAGCCATTATATTTTACCTTTGATTTTTTTATATTCACCATCAGCCCAAGTTTGTAGCTCCTTAGCAATAAGTTCTGGAAATCCAGCGACAGTGTTCTGTCTTGTTCTGTACTGACCTCCCCAAGATGGTGGTAAGTTTTCACCAAAACAAACAGGTTCTGCATAAGGTAAATTATTGCTTACTGTACCCTTAAATTTTTTAATATCTGTTTGCCATGCGTTTCTAAGTTGTCCTCCTCCTTTTGGTTCGCCTTTAAAAACAACCCTCACTGGCGTTGCTTTTTTTACTCTAGCCGTCCATTCCAAAGTAGTAGCAGCAACTAAAGTTTCCACAGCTTCCTCCATCACATCTGGAATCTGTAATATCGTAATTTGTCTTGCCATAATTACCTCAAGAAAATATCAAAGCTAATAGCTGTATTATCTTGCTCATTTGTATTGATCTGAACCACCTTATATTCTGTTCCACTTATAACAACTCGATCAAATGTTGTTGGTGTAAAAGTTATATCTCCAGCAGCTATAGTAAGTCGTTTATCCTGACTAGAAACTAGGTCAGTAACTTCAGACCTTGTTACGTTGCTCACGACACCCTTTATGCTGACATCTGTTTTTACTTCACTCATTGAGCCTGTCGTAGGGTTATATATTCCAGTGGTCACTCTTCTATAAGTAATGTCACCACCAAGAACCTTAATGGTTTTGGAAGCTGCCTTTTTTAATGCGTTAGCAATGCTCATAAGTAGTAAGCAATAACAGCGTCACCACTTGCAACTTGAACACTTGTAATTACACCACATATCTCTGCTGAATGATGTAAAGGTATTGCAGAAATAGTAGAGGATGTATTCTCTGTGATGTTTTCAGCGACTAAATCAACAGTTGAATTTTTTAATGCAACTACTTTACCAAATCTACCAGTATAAGCCTGTGTATGATCTGTAATAATGATTGCTGCTGGATAGTCGTAGCCGTACATTTTCATGACCTCTTGATTTGTAAGTTTGCTCTTCCACCTATTCTAATACCCATCAAATAGTGGTCAACAATCGGTGGAATACGATCAATGCCCACAGCCCCATAAAATCTGGGAGTGACGTTTAAATTTCCTATATTTACTGAAGCAAAATCCTCAAGTCCACTAAGACCAATACCGTCTTTATTGTTATTGAGATAAACAGCAAGAACGATTTGTGCATGTTTTACACGATCTGGGATCTCAGTATCAAGGTAATAGTCAGCAACTAATCTATTTGGAAAACTCAAACCATACAAGTTGGTGTATGTGTCAGGCTTCCTTACTCCTGACCTTGGCCATTCAAGTGCCTGTGTATCGGCAACTCTAGCCCCTAAAAATTTTTCACGATCAATTCTTTGGGTTGCAGTAAACAAAGCCCTGTTTTTTTGATCGTCAGTGCTACTAGCCCATGCGGTCACATCATCCGACTCAGTTAGCCCATCTATAAAGGCTTGAGCTTGAGTTAGTGTCACATAGCTGTTGGCTGAAGCATCACCGACTGTCGCTACTATTGAGATCGCCATTTACAGATACCTTTTGAGACTTGCGTTTGGGTTTTGGCTTAGAGGTGGAAACTGAAGCCGCCTTTTGAGCAGCTTCGTTTTGTTCCCTCATACGCCTAAAAGCGTATATTGACATTAACTTGAAGCACCTTTGAGAGCTACAAAATTAATAACTATCGCTTCACTTAAAGATCCAGCAGATACATTAGCAACAGTCACTTTAAAAGATCCTGATGCCATTGTATTGGCGTTCACTAAATATGAACCAGCAGTTCCAGCAGATCCATGACAAGCTACAACAACATCAGTTGCTGTAATTTTGCTGTTTGTCACTGTGAAAGTTACTTCAGCCGCAGCCGCTAAAGCTGCGTTGTTCATTGTGATTTGACCTGACTCTGTGTTTAGAGTCACGCCTGTTGATTTGTCAGTGGCCTGAGTTACAGTGCCGCCTGTTGTTGGGCCGATTAATGACCCAGCAGTTACATCAAATAAAGATGGCATGATTAATTACCTCTAGTCGTTATTGCTCACGACTGTCGCCCTGACAATCCCGATATTCTTCAATTCATAAGTTCTCGACCATGAACCTACTGTCTCCAAGACTGTTCTGTTTGGATTAACTGTTGAAACAGCATACTTAAGACCTACAGGGTGATAGATGTAGTGAAGATCCACTGCCATTGCTTCCTCAAGAGCAAGAATGTCTCTATCTGTCTGTGTTCTGATCGGAGCTTGCTCCCCAGTTACTACAGCCCCATTTGTAAACATGAATACAGAGTACTCAGTGCTACTTCCGCTGTTAGCGGTAGGGATATCGTCAGAAACGATAACTCTAAGACCCATAAATGTTGGAACTGTTGGGCTACCAAATGCGTTCTGAATAGAACCACCTGACGCTGTAGCACCACCACCATTGATGTCTGTTGCTGCAACAAAATCAACTGCTCTTCTTTCTACCAAGTCATAGTAACAACGGCTATGCATTGCGATTGATGTAAGCTTCGATCCTTTGTCGCCTAGTAAAGACTGAGCCTTCGCAACGTGTCTAGGACTTAATGCTGTAGGTGTATCACCTGATTCAGAATCAATACAAAGATCAAACAATGCTGAAGCACTTGAGTTTGCATTAAGAGAACCAAAAGCACCAGTCAAGCAAGAATATAGATCCTTCTGTTTCTGGTTGTTGACGTATGCAGCCATTTTCTGTGCAATAGCAGCCATAGGATCAACACTGCTTCCAACAGCAAGACTAGCTAAATCTCTCGCACTGAACGCACGTCCTCTGTGGAGTACGGCTGCAATCTGATCGCCTGTTGTTATCTTTGCTGGAGTTAATGATGTTGAGTCTGTTAGAACTTCAAAATCACCTGATAAGTTTGCAGAATATGATGGGATTTTTACAAAGTCGCCACCTCTTTCTGCT